GGTCAAGTCCACGGAGGTTAGCTTGGTGCAGCTAGACAGCAAGTAGTTGCAATTCGTAACATTCACCCACGATGCCAGCGGGGTCAAGTCCACGGAGGTTAGCTTGGTGCAGTTAGCCTGCAAGTAGATGCAACTCCTAACATTCACCCACGATGTCAGCGGGGTCAAGTCCACGGAGGTTAGACTGGTGCAGTTATACAGCAAGTAGTTGCAACTCGTAACATTCACCCACGATGCCAGCGGGGTCAAGTCCACGGAGGTTAGCTTGGTGCAGTTAGACAGCAAGGAGTTGCAACTCGTAACATTCACCCACGATGCCAGCGGAGTCAAGTCCACGGAGGTTAGGCTGGTGCAGTTATACAGCAAGGAGTTGCAACTCGTAACATTCACCCACGATGCTAGCGGGGTCAAGTCCACGGAGGTTAGCTTGGTGCAGACAGACAGCGAGTAGTCGCAATTCGTAACATTCACCCACGATGCCAGCGGAGTCAAGTCCACGGAGGTTAGGCTGGTGCAGCCAGACAGCAAGTAGTCGCAACTCCTAACATTCACCCACGATGTCAGCGGGGTCAAGTCCACGGAGGTTAGGCTGGAGCAGTTATACAGCAAGGAGATGCAACTCGTAACATTCACCCACGATGCCAGCGGGGTCAAGTCCACGGAGGTTAGGCTGGAGCAGCCATACAGCAAGCTTGAAGCATCAGTTCTATCCGTATCATTCTTAAACACATCCTTTCCGAAGTAAATTAACTTAGAGCATCCACTGAAAGTAATATTAGAAATCTTACTGTCCCCAATGCTCCAATAGGCTATCAAGTTAGAACTAGAGCCCCTACAAGACGTGATGTCCCTGCAATCCCTTACCTCCATCTGGTGAAACCCGCTATTCCCATAGGTGTGGCTATAGGACTTGTATCCCGTACCGGAAGCATTTTCTGTCGTATCGTCACCCCAATCAATAACGTAATTAGCGGTAGGAGAAGAGACACTAATGGAGCAAGACGTTCCTGTAAACATCATCTGGATGTTTCCATTCTCTTCCGGCTTTATTCTCTCAGGGTTTAAGTTCATTTGAACATTGACAGTCATAGCGGATGTGCCTACTGTCACCTGTCCTTTATACTCGTAATAATCTGGATCTGTAACCGAATAATCCAAGGTACCTTTGGACAAAAGCAACGTACACTCTCCGTAACGGTTCGTGGTGCCACTCTTCCCTCCGCAAACAACCGTAGCCCCCTCTATATACAGAGAGGTATCCAATTTATCCACCACTACGAATTTTACGCTAACAGCCGCATAGACCTCCACCGTATTGGTGGTATCATTGGTTATCGCCGAAAAAGAGAATGTATTCGGAGAATATCCCGTAGCTTCCACAGTCCCGGAAACAGCCTCCCCACCCCGGATGTAGACATATCCGTTAGTGTCCGTTACATATCGCTTATCGCCGATGATGACGGAAGCGCCGGAAGGATAGACGCTTTGCCCGTATACCTTTACCCGGATCGTGCGCAGCGGGATATAGGTAATGGTATAGGTTTGCGTACGGGTACCGGCAACCAGATAGGAATCCGACAGGTCTTGGTGGTTATCACATTTGAAGTTGAAGTCGATCACGTTATCATCGTCCGCCGTGACCTTGTAGGTGTACTCATTTACTTTCTCGAAGTCAAAGTCACATTCAAACGTAGCATTAGTGATCGATTTTGCTTGGGAGGAACGGAACACGAAGGTCGTAATCGTGGGAGGTAAAAGATTAGTGTAAGTGATAACCAACTCCGGGAAGGCATCCCGGCATTTCGCTAGCTTATCCTCCGTTGCGGTAATGACATGCAGTTTGCCGGTAACTACGGCCTTAGTCAGATTGTTCCCGTTCTCATCGATACCACCCACCTTGATCAATTTATACACATCATTCAAGTTGTTCGCATTGGCATTGATGTTGATTAGGCGCACACGGTTCAGCACGGGATTCTTCATACCTAAGCAGCGCTCCACAAGGTAAAGAACGTTTATCCCCGTATCCTCGCAAACGATCGTAGTCAGTTTCGTAACCCCGGCTATATCGAAATAAGCGTCCGTAAGCTTGGATTGATTACGGAGGGTTAAGCCCGTGAGGGTAGCCGGGAGATACAACTTGGACAGGATACCGGCTGCCGGCAATACCACGGAGGTGATGGAAGTGCCTTGGGCATAGACCTCCTCCATGTTCTCGCATCCGGAGATATCCACCGCCTGCCTCAAATTTGGGCAGTTACGGATGTCCAGCTTGCGGAGCATGTTGTTCGTGCCGATCGAGAGCACGGTAAGGTTCGTGTTCTGATAGCCCGACATGCCGCTACCGATCAACAACTCTGAGAGGCGAGTAGCCTTGGATACGTCGATCGTACCGGCGTACAACCCCGACATATCCCCCAGTGACTTTACCCGGCTCGCCCCATAGATGATCGTCTCGGTGTCATTGAACACGATGTCGGGGGCCTCGATCAATACCGGCACGTCCTTGTAGGTACGTTGCCCCACCATGTAGGAACCGTACTTTACACGGGTATACTGATCGGCGTACGGGATGATCGTCATGTTGGCCGACGGGGACACGCCCGTCCATTCCCGGGGCGTATAGAGACGCAAGGTCGCGAAATCCGAGAGGAAACTGCCAGCCGTATACTTACTGTCTATATAAAGGAAGCGGTTATACGTCCACCACTTACGGTTCTCGATACGGGAGCCTTGGGCGGCGTACAGGTAAGAGCCGTTGCCCTCCTCTATCAGCGGGTCGATATACTTGAAACGACCGTCGGCGTTGTAGATCGCCTCGCACCATTTGTCCGATTGCTCGCCGTTCAGCACGGACATGATCAAGTCGTACGAGAGCAATCCGCGGGTACGGATATCCTTGTACATCGCCTCGATCTCGGATGGGAAACATTTCTCTAGGTTGTTCCACAACACGCTACTCTCACCGTTCCAGACGTTTAGCGTGCCTATCTTGTCGTGATACTCTATATTGTATCCGAAAGCGATCAATCCCTCGTTGTTCAGGCCGAAACAGGTATCGTTGTCGTAAAAGATGAAGATCCATTTCCCCTCCTCATGGAAATAGGTAAGGAACATGTTCTTCGCCCGCTGGTCCACCATACCGAACAACTCGGTGATAAGGTAGTAGGCGATCAGGTTATCGAGGTTGAAATGATTTCGAACCTCGTTCTTGAATTTCTCCAAGTTATCCTTGGTAGATACGACCCATGAGGTAACGGCCATGAGCTTCTCCGGCTTGCGGGTGCCCGCCTCGTACTCGGCGTTGATAGCGTCATCGTCCGGATAGCGGGACTCGAAGTCGTTCATCCAGTCCGTCCCGGAGAAATCGGCGGACTTGAAGAGGCAACGATCGGAGGTATTGTTCGAGAACTCCCAGCTCTCGTCACCCTCGGAGAAACCGAAGGTGTCGGCGGTGGACTTATCGTTATTGAAATTATATTTACCCACGAACTCCAGCGTATCACTTGCCGTCTCACGGTGGAAGATGGCTATCGGATAGCCGTCTACCGTGGTGCGGACCTCCTTGTTCGTCTTTTGGGGCGGGGTGGTAAGCCCCATTTCTATCAATAGGGAATTGATGACCTTGGCCATACCCGTGTTGTGCGTACCGGAAGACTCGGCGAAATCAGCCTTGACACAGAAGGCGTTTACGGGAATGCTATTCGCCCGTAGCGCGTATGTCGGCGATGTCCTTCCGCTCTCCGTGTAGGTAATGTCTGCCTTGAACTTGAACTTCCAGTTCTTCCTCGGATAATATTGGGAGGAGGTACCTTGCACGTCATTCTGGACGTTCTCGCAAGAGAAAGAGCGCCCGGGTTCTTGCAAGTCCGTAAAATAGACCTTGTTTGTTTTCTTATCGCCTTTATAAGTAGGCAACGGCCCCTCGAAGATCAAGCAAGGCAATCGCTCCAACACCTTTTGATAGGTGATATCCCCATAATCATTATATACTTGGTTCCGGTTGTAGATAGCCAGCGCCTTGTCGTAATCGTCCAGATCGCCTATGAAGTTATCGAGCATCTGGTATTGGTTCAAGTCGTTATCGTAGACACGGATGTTATACAGGTCGATCGTACAGCCCTCGCTACCGATCATGATATCCTGCGGAACCTTCTGCTGGAAATTATCCTCCGACGGATATTGCGCCGCCCCGGACATGATGCCGTTGATATAGATGTATATCAAACGGTTTAGCGTGCGTTTCTCAACCACGAGGGAGATGCGAACCCTCTCCTCCTCCTTGAACCGGGTGTCGATCGTGGTCTGCTCAGATGAGAACACCGCTTTCTGGGAAGATATCTGAAGGCCGATCCCCCCGTTCACACACTCGATAGCGATAGCCTCGTAATCGGTCACGTCACGGGTGTAGAACTCGAACTCGATGGTCTTACCCGTGGCCCGGAAGTCATCCTTGAATATCTTCAGCGGGATACGCACACGAGCGTCACCCGAGACACGGAGGGAGGTGCTATCCCGTTCCGAGATCCAGCCGTTCGTCTTGAAGTTGAAGCCGGTCAGATCCGCGGATATATCCCCGTATTTCCACTCGTTACGGTTATTGTCGTTGTTGCTCCGGTTCTGAGAGGTCAGCCAGAGTTGCAGGTTCGCCTTCTCCGGCTCCACGATAACCTCGGCGGGGGATACGGTGAGCGTAAAGGTCCGGGAGGCCGACCCGCTGGATATCTTTAGGGAGAGATCTCCCGACTGGGGAATACGGTAATTCCACTCGTGCAAGGTGCGGTCTACGCTCTGCGTGGATACCGTGGCGTTGTTGGCCGATAACATAACCTCCGATAGCGAGGAGTCCGGCGTATAGACCACGAAGGGGATCGTGAGCCGGTCGTATTGCCGCGCGACGGTCTGGGCGAAAGAAGAGGCCACGATAGGCGTGTTATCCCCCTCCACGATACAGATAAGGTCGTTGGTAAGCGTGTTGCTCCGGATCAGCTCCTCGTTGATAAGGGCCGTCATGTAGACTTGAAGCAAGTGCGCCCCGTGCGTCTGCCTAGGGATCACGTAGGTCAATTGCCGGTTCGAGGCGCTGGTCTCCACCGTTCCCAACTCCTTCCCGTCCAGTACAAAATGCACCGTCTTGTTGATGGCCCCCACGGGCGTATAGCGATACACGATCTCCCCAGAATAGACGAGCGCCGGGTCTATGGAGGAGGATATGGACATGGATATCACCTCAATCGTATAGGATAGGGAACGTGACGATCCCGTGCTATCCTTCACGGTTACCCTTACCGTGTTGGAGCCGGTGATCAAGTGTTCCGTCGGATCGAAATAATTATTGCCCTGCGAGATGGATACCATGCCTACCTTCTGGCTGTTCACGGTGTAAGTGGCCGTTCCCGGCCCGGTCTCGGAACCGTCATCCTGATAGACGCTCGTGAAATTGTATCCCACGGTGACGGCGGCCCCCTCTACCGTGGTGATGAGCGTATCGGTGACGCTCACGAGTTTCATGGTCACACCGCCACCACCACCTCCACCTCCGATCTCGGAGAGGTTCTTCACCGTCCAGAGCGAGCTACCGGCCTCTTGCACCAGCACACGGGACTCGTCCGGATCTTGGTCTACGATATCATCCACGTTGGTAAGCTCGCCCAGCGAGCTAGCCCCGCCGCCGCCCCCGCTTCCGGAGCCTACCGGGATAGCGTCCGATACGACAACGCCCCCGGAGGTAAGATACAGATTACCGTCTTTCGAGTAGCCGTTATCCACCTTCTTTTCCAGCAATTTCTTGATCGCCTCCAGCTCCTTGGCATAATCCCCGTCCAATTTACCGAGCAAGTCTTTCAGCCGGACCTTCACGTAAGAGACGTTAAGACCTTTCTCCTCCAAGGCCGGCAAAGAGTTTACGAAATCCATGCTCTCCGCTACACGGAGATCCTCTACGCTAAGGGAACCCGCCTCTATAGCGTTCTTTACGATCGGGGTTAAAGTCTCGACCAGTTCTTTAATTTCTTCGAGAGTATATGCCATGGGATCAAGATTGCTTATAGGGTTACCGTCTCGTTAAATATCCTGTCGAAAGCGTTTTGCACCTTCGTATACGCGCTTATCCATTCCTCTCCGGTAAGGCTGTCCGGGGATTCTTGAAAGAAAGAGAGCCTTTTCCCCCGGTCTACGGAAGCATAGCCGATACGGGTACCGGCATCGTATATGTAGGCATCTATATGTTGGAATGGCTCGCTTTCCTTACGGGATGCCTCTATCTTTACGAAACCCGTGGAAGAAAGGGCTTCCGTCAAGGACTTATTGATTGTCGTTGTTTCCATCTTTTTTCGTTTTAGGGGTTAGTAACTCGTTCATGGCATTTTTCAAGGGGGCGATAAAGGATGATCCCATGATGATATCCTTGACGGACTCAGCCATAGGTCTCGGAACATCGATAGCTTCCTTGCTGTAGTATATCTTCTTTCCGAAATCAGAGACAGCGATATCCGCCGTACGTCCATAGACCAAGTTTCCTACCTCTTTCGTCAAGTCAATAACTACGGGATCGCCTTCTACCGTAGCGTTAATACTTACTTTACTGAAATCTACTTTCATATTCGCTTATATTTAAATTGTTAATATTGTTATTGCCGAAAGTTAAATAAATACCATCGTTTGTTATTATACATAAATGTGGCGCAATCTCCTTTCCCCATTTCTAATGAATCCACATTATTGCCGTTATTGTCAACTATGATGGTCTGATCCCCAGAGTGGCTTTCCACCTTGATCGATATGGCATTACTGGCATGAGCGACTACGATTACGTTAATGAATATAGCACTGTTAAAATTGACATTGCTCCAAGATTCCCCATTATCGTAATAAACAGTACCTACTTTTTCAGCTATAGTACCCTCGCAAGGAAGGTATACATTTCTATACCCAGATGGACTGAACAAGAAAGTGTCCATATAACCTATATTATCCACAATGCAATCACTGACATCATAGACGTGCCTTATATACCTTGCCATCGATACAGTCCCGTTTATCTTCAATCCTCCTTGGCAAAAAATAGCGTAATTTTTACTTGCCCCATGAGCCTTAATTCTTGCCGCAATCTTCGATCCGGTCTTTGACTCGCTATCCTCCAGACGTAACAAGGATCTATTCTCTCCGGATACGGCGGGTAACACATTCAATCCGATCCCGGCCCAAACATTAGTTGCGGAGAATCCCAAGAATCCATCAGTACCCGTTGAATAAAGAAAGAATTTGTTATTTTTAAGACCCGTCGCATACGACTCGCTGAACAATCCATTCGCTTCCAGACGAAACCCTCCAATACTCGCTGCATTCGCAATTATCTCGTCAGCATTTATCAAGTCCGCTTGAATATACCCTCCCGCTATAAGCGTCTGTCCGTTTATTATCACGCTCGCCAATTTGTTCGCTCCCACACTGGCGCTACCTGTAAGTTTCCCTGTTAATTCCGCTTGAAGGGCTTTGGCCAGGTCTTCTTTTGTGATAGACCCACTTTTCGTATAACCTAAAAGAGTGTTGTTTAAGGTAGTCAGATTGACCTTGTTCGATATTTCTTGACTTAATGCCCAAGACAGATCATCGGAAGAGACACCATCTTTCCACGCCATCGATCCTAGATCACCTGAGCTAACCTTGTTCTTGATCGTATTCTGGGTGCTTAGGTCAAACATGGAAAATGTCACGAAACCGTTCAAATTGAGTCGGCTAGCGTTTATCTTGATCGTCTCCGCCGTCTGGTTGATGCTCGATATAATACTATCCTTAGATACCTTCAGATTAATATTGTCAGCGTTCACCTTGATAGCCGCCTCCATCTCGGTTTTTAGCCCGGATACGTCGGTCTTCTTGGCGTACAGCGTCAAGCTCTCATCCACACCGTCCAGCTTTAAGCCTAGGCTTGTCACTGTCTGGTTTATGCTGTCAGTCTTCGTCACGTACAAGGATAACGTGCTGGTCGTATTATCCAATTCTACCCCCATGTCCGTCACCGTCCCGCTCAACGTGTCGATCTTCAGGGCGTACATGCCTATCTTCTCGTCCGTCTGCAAGAACTTGGTGGACATTTCCAACCGCAAGTCCTCCACGGGATGCGTGGACATCTGGACGTTGTAGATATATATTTCCCCCGTATAATTCAAGATGAAATCACCTGTTCCGTTCCATTTGCCGGAAAATTCCTCTTGAACGAAGGTATCCGTAATCGCCAACGGTTTGCTTACGTAAAGCCCCTGTCCGGAGAATCCGGATGTTAACGTACCGGCGGTCTTTACCATGTACATGAACGATACGTAATAGCTAGGCCATACCTTCGTCCCGTCGGGCATCTCCAGTTGGCCGTCCGGTTTGTTCTTCAGGTAGGAGTTTAATTGCTTTACTCCCGAGTTCTTGATATAAAGGGCCTTGCGGCTGGATACCTCCACGATTCCTGTAACCTTATCCTTCTCAGCGTAGAAGGAATCGTTCACGGCCATGAAACGCTCCTTCACCGTGAATAGCGACACGTCGTTACCGAGTACCCATCCTACCGTATCAGCGGAGAAAGAGGCGTTCGTGAGGCAATTATCCTTCTCCGATAGCTCGTAGCGCACGGAAGACATCTCGCTGGATAGCCTTCCTTCCACGATTTCGAACTTGGTCTTCACGTTCTCCCCCGTATCGAGCATGAACTGCCCACGGGCGTAAAGATTCTCCACGTATATACCATCGCCCTCCAGCCTCCCGAAATAAGGCGTTACCTGACCGTTCATGTTTCCCACCCGTACCTTCACGCAGTTTTCCGGATCGGTCTTCATCCCACGGATCACGTCCATGTAGGGCGTGCCGAACTCATCCACCGTGGTGATCTTCATGATGCCGCTGCGGGTGGAGTTATCCGGATTGTCCACACGACAAAGGGTATCCCTCTTGGCTATGTCCGATAGATTTCCCACGAAATTCGTGAAACGGAGCCAGTCCAGACGGTTCTCGCCGTCGGAGAGGTCCCCTACGGCCACTTCCACCACCTTCAGCTCGTACGACTTGGTCATCTTGTAGTCGTTCTGCAAGGTAGGATCGCCTTGAAACTGCTGTACCATGAGGATATCGCCTTCCCGGAACGGGTTGTACAACCTGCCTCCGTCGGTATCCAAGTAGATCCGACCGGTCTCCGGATCATAATGATCCACCTCCATCATTCCGGCGAAGATGCGGTTGTCGTTCTCGCCAAGCAGTTGCGAGACCACGAACGTATATACTTTAAGCTCGTTACGTACCGAGATCGAATCGATCTCCAGCTTGTATTTAGTCTCCTCCACACCGGCGGCGTTCGTCACCTTGTAAGGCGCTATCATGAATCCCGTCCCGTTCGGGAAACCGGAGGCGAATGTAGGAGAGGAAAGGGAACCGGCGAACATGGAGTCATGCTTCACCTTCAAGTCCTTTACCCATGCCGTGCCGTCGGCGAAGATACGGAAACCGTTCTCGTGCTTGAAACTATCAGCGTCACGGTCTGAGTAGATGGAGGATTCCAGCCCGCTTAAGATTATGTCTTTTTCGAAAGAGATGTTACCATGCGCCGTATCATCTATATCTTTTCTTAAAAAGCGATCATCAAGTGCGGATATAGGCTTTAGTATCTCCTTCAAGACTCTAAGAGCCGTGAAAGCGTTCTCATCGGACGGCTCTGTCAGATCATCTAATTTTATATGATAGAAATCGTCTCCCGGTCCACCCGATCCTCCTGCTCCGTTGACGATAGCCCTCCATGTCTCTCCAAGTTCGCTTATGATGCCGTTCCTTATCGTGTCATGTATTACACCAAAAGACGTAACGGATGCTTTCGGGTTATGCGGATCAAAGGCCGGGAATAATACCCCCTCGCCAAGCTCTTGCCGTGGGAGCTCAGCTAAGCGAGGGGGAAAAATAAAATCCGGCGAGGAGAGGTTTGGAACCGTTAGATTATCCGGAAGCTCTTTCTCGTTACGGATAAGGTTCAGGTACCTCGAGATCTCCGAGAGTCGGTACGTGAACGTATAGGAGCTCGGGAGATCGTTGGAGGTGTAGGTGGCGTCGCTCTCGGTGACGATTATTCTCCGGATCATGGACGCCTCGTATATATACTTGGCCCGGCTGGGGAAAAAATCCAGCAACCAACGGCGGGAGTAATCATCGAGGAATCCCGTGTTCTTAACGAACTTACGATCGGTCTCCACGTCATACTCGGACAGGTTCTCGTCCAGTTCCGCTATCAGGTGGCCATGCTCTGCCTGCAGACGGTTCACCCCATGGGCACGGAAGGTGTCCATACCTCCCAGACTGTTCTCGAAAAGGAACCATTGCTCGTCCTCGGAATGGATATCCGTGAATTTATAGAATTGCGATACGCTCAGTCTCGCTCCGCCGGCCTCGGCGTAAACCTCGAGATAGCTGGGGTACTTGTTCCCGAATAGCTTGGCTACGATTGCGTATTGGAGATTGAGTGTCACGCACTCGCCGGCGGTCATTCCCTTCAAGGAGGTCATGCTCGAAGATTTGTCCGGGAACGTGGCCTTGGCCTTCACCGTGCAGTCCGATATGGCGTAGTAGGTCAACCACTCCGGTGAGTAATAGGTCACCTCCTTGACCTTTGGCTGCCACGTGAGGAAGTGGGACTTCAACCAGTTTCCCGGCGTGTCCGCCAGATCCGCTATCCCGCACCGGATCGCCCGGAACGAGTGGGAGGTCCCGTCTATCGTGGCCGTGAAATCTGCGAATATGGTATTTTGGGAATAGATCTCTTGGGCCGTGTCCAAAGTATAGCTCAATTGGCTTTCCACCACCTCTCTCACGTCGATCGTGACCATCTTGTCCGGCCCGGGCTCGTAGCTTTGCTCGAGCAAGGTGGCCGTTCCTTTCTTCAAGATGAAAGAGACGGCCTCTTGTGCCCCCAATACAAATTTCCTCATGTTCCCGGACAGGCTCAGAGCGTCTGGTTTATCTATGATCGTTGCCATTTGCGATTATTTTACCCCCAAAAGTATGGCTGTCGGATGGTCCGATAAAGGACAGTTACCGGGTCACGGGCTCGAGCCACACGGTCAGGGTACCGTCCTCCGGATCGGTCGGCCCGGATGCGGAGCCACGGCTATAGAATTGCACGGGATAAGTGGCTTGATGGTATTTCCCGCCCTGCACGTATTGGTATGCGCTGGGCGGGGCGTAGTATATGGTCACGGGCTCCTCCTTGAACACCCATCTCCTTTTCACGCTGTCACTGGCGTTGGACCGGGAGTAGTTGACCTTCCATTTATATTTGGATACATGGGAGGCGAACCGCTCTGCCTCGGCCATGGCCGTGGATACCGGCTCGTAAAGCCTCGTGGTAAGGAACGTGGATTCCAAGGGTTCCCGGGAACCCGGGCTATATTGTATGGCGGAGGGAAGCAACTCCTGTCCCTCGATCGTCACCTTCCTGTACTCGGAGAGCGATACCTTTTGGATGTCACTGAGAAGCATGCTCGCTTTTATCTCGAGCAGAGAGTTCCGGAGCAGGGAATCGTAATTCCTCCAGAACCGTTCGAAAAGCCCGTCCGGGCCGTGGTAGGCGAGCGTATAGTTCCAGAGCTTGTTTCCCTCGGCGTCATGATTGAGGATCGTCCCGTAGTCCAGTTTCCCGGCATGGAATACGAACGCCGGCATGGGTTTCAACTCCTCGTTATCTTCCGCCTCGCCTACCACCTCAGACGTGGAGTCATTCACGGAATCCATGATGATGGAGGAGTTCAACGATCTTCCGGTCCCTATATAAATCCCGAGATGCGGGATGGCCCCGGCTCCTCCGCTGCCAAAAGCAGGTGTATAGACCATCGCCGGTAGCACGTCCGGGGATTCCTTGCTCTCCGTCTCCAGTGTCCCGCCGGCGTAATAATCCATCGTGACCAGACCGATCCGTTGCGTGACCGGCGTGATCCCCTTGTAACCTCTCCGGACAAACTCACCCGATATCTGGTTATACTCCACGTCCGGGTATTTCTTTAATAGGTCTACCAAGGTACTGAACTCCTCGTTCTCGTTCCCCGTGGCTCTTCCCGTCGTTGGCATCGGGCGCTCGCTCTCCTGTTTCTCTTCCGGCGGCGTGAGCCGGTCACAGGTAAGCTTTAACTGCTTGAAGCTCGAGGGATGGTTGACTGTGTATTTACCAGCTACGCAATCCGTGAGGTCGCAGGAGGGTGTCTCGTTCAGGTTCTCATCGAATAGCACGATACGGATGGTCTTGCGGGTCTCGTCCGGGATGAACTCGCAGCAGAATTTATATCGGTATACGTCCAGTATCGTCTTGATCATGCAGTCCGGGACGATCTGGGAGTATCGGATCTCACCCCTTACGATCGTATCGATCGTGTTGTTCAAAAAAACCATGTCCTTGAATGGGGTGGTGCGGGAAAAGAAGGAGTCCTCCAAGGTGTAGCCAAGATAGGCGAATATCTCCTCCAATAGATGCAATCCACGGATGAAGGGGGATATGTAGAATCCCGGAGCCAACCGGATCGTTTTCTCATCGACTACCTCCGTCCGCTCCACGTCGTTGTAAAGACGGGGATATCCGTCCGGTCCCGGATCACCGGTGGCGTTTAAAGAACCGGACTCTAGGATGGCCGGGAACAAGGCGAATCGGTCGTCATGTGTAATGAACAGGTTCCGGCAGAAGGATATCGCCTCGCTGACAGACGCGAACTTGAGAACCTTGTCCTCAAAGACCGTGGATAACGGTACATCCTTGATCTTCTCGTAGAACGCTCCGGTATTCAAGTAAAAACTGGTCTCGATCCCGCTCTTCCGGTTCGCCGACAGGATGGCTTGACGGCAGGGAATGGAGAATACCCCGTGTTGGATCATGGCGTTGATCCGCTGCGAGGCCTTGCTGATCCCGGCCATGTTATCCGGATAGATGAGTAGTTCCCTATTCCTGTCCGTGGGAGGGAGTGTTACCGGTAAGCTCTGCTCTCCGTAATCGTTAAAGAACGGGTTCATCCGGGATAAGGTCAATTGGATGTCTCCTAGGTCGTAAGCCTTGCCGGATTCGTGAATGATGTCCATCTTATTTGCCTCCTATCTTTTTGGATTTGTCCAATGTCTTCTGGGCGGCCTCGATATCGCTATAAACGATATAGGCCCTCATGCCTTTTGCTCTTAGTTCGGAAAATAGCATAAGTAGCTGTGTGAGTACTTTGAGTAATTCCGGATTATTACTTGAAACCATTACATTTTCTTCATCCGAGCGTCCATTGTATCCACCGTTGGCGAATCCGTTGACGGGAAGAGGATTTGTGCTTGTTCTTTGTCTTCGGATGGCATCCAAGGCTAGGATATGGTTCATGGAAACCGGATCTTGTAATTGCCATGCCGGTGTAACGTATTCTTCTCGATGTACGGGACCAGCCACTTCAAGTATACCACCGTTGCCGGTGAATCCTCCGTTGTACCAACCGGTGGAGTCTGATACAACCCGTTGTCCGGTTTGCGGCGTAGTGCTGTCATTAAGACCTGCATTTGCGGTAGATGTACTAGGTTTCTTGATAAGACCTTTCAAGGCACCGAAAGCGACGTTAATAAGTGCGATTTCACCTGCTGCTTTTGCCAATCCTAGAAAACCTAAGCTACCTATATCTTTAATGGTTCTTTCAGCGATAGCCATTACTGCAATCTGTCTTAATGTATCTAAGGTAAGAAGAAGAATATTATGCATAGCATCAGCAAATGTCGTTTCGGTATCTGTTAAAGCTTGACCTAATATCATTCCTGCTTCACTACCAAAATCTTTCATTATGTTGAATTGCTTTTTTTTCTTTTCTTCCTCTTCTTCTCTAGCCTTCTCTTTTTCGTCCATTTCCTTTTTAACGAATCCTTGTAACAACTCATTCAATTTGTCATAGTGTTCTTTTGTCTGTTTTTCCTTCTTTTTGTTGATGTCTTTTTCTTTTTGGAGATTTTCCAGATAGGCTTGATACCCTTTGTCTAATAATTTGATCTTATAATCTAGTATTAATTGCTCTATTTTCTTTCTTTCGTCACTGCCTATTTTATAGATAGCTAATTGTTTATTTAATTTTTCGAGTTCTAAAGCTTGAAGTTTTGTTTGATAATCATCATATAATCTTAGGCCCTCGGTATAATCTTGTGTCAATTTTAGTTTCTTGGTTGCGATATAACGATCAACCTCTTTCAGCTTTGCGTCTGTGATTTTTTTCTCTTGCTCCGCTGACAGTCCCGGGGTTATATCCGTTTTTTTTATTTTAGGGGCAATAACTTCTACTTCTGGCAACTCGTTTGCAGTTTTTTTAGGCAGAAGAGGAGAGTATTTCTGAGATATCTTATCGAGGTTGGATGCTAATTGGTAAGTTTGTGTCATATAGCTCTGTAAACTTCCCCAGAAATCCTTATCGACTTTACCTCTGGCCCCATAGTAGTAGTCAATGTAAGAGATGACATCATCATATGTTTTTGTCCATGAGCGTCCGTTCTTTATCCCTTCATCTGTTATACGTTTTACGTCTCGAAGCATAGCGTCGGTAACGAATTGTCCCAGATTTGATTTTTCCCTCATTTGATCCATCAAATCAATTTGTTTATTTAAGGCGGTGGTCGTTACATCCTCCTTCTCTTTCTGCATGGTTTTTAAAACTATGTTTTCATGCAACTTTTCATTAACTATTTCTAAAGCTTTTGCGATATCCTCTGTTGTACTTTGTTCTGTTAGTTGGTTTTCAAGATATTTTCCATATCGAGAATTGATCTCATCGATTAATTCTTTTCGTTGCTTTGTTCCGGCGTTGCTTCGTTGGAGAGCGTCAAATAGGGTATAAGCTTCTGCCCGTTCGTTGGCGATTTCCTTGTTCATCTCTTTTAAGGCCCGGGCACTTTTTGTTGAATTATCCCATATCTTGTAAATACCTACAGCTAAAGCCGTAATTGCCACACCTGCCGCAATAATGGGATTGAGACCCAGAGTCACTAAGAAACTGCGCATAGCCATAGTCGCAGCTTTGATATTTCTAGCCTTGAGAGCTGATGCTGCCGCTAATGCATATTCTGCGGCTATGGAAGAACGGGTCGCAACTAAATGAGCCTTTTCTATAATTGTAGCTTTTAGAGTAGCTCCATTTGACGCAATCTTCCAGTAAGTGTTTAGCTTGATAGCGGCTGTATACAAAGTTAATGTCGATATTAAGGTAATAACCAGCCCTGTATTTTTACTGATCCAATCGGCCATCAGAACTAGTTTTTTAGTCCAGTTCACGGTTTGATTCATTACGCTGATAATGGATGGATTGATCTTTTCCATTAACTCAATGCCAAGATCGTTAAGTTTGTTTTTTGCTTGTTGCATTTTAGCCGTGGCAGATTGGCTTTTTATCGTGGCCTGCTCTAAAGCGACGGATGTGCCGGTTACGGCTTTCGTATAATATTCTACCTTATCCGCTTCATTGATAAGGACAGAGGCAACATTGTAACCTTCTTCCCCGAACATCTTTTTGATAGCGGTAGCGTCCATTTGTTTTTTGCGGAGATTTTCCAGAGCCGTATTTAGCCCGACTATTTTGGGGTTAGTCTCGTCAGCTCCTGTTTGCAGGGTAAGGAAAAACTTTTTGAGTCCGGTACCGGCGATCTCATCCTTGATACCTTTCTTACCTAAAGTTTCAATGGTTCCAACCAGTTGTTCGATCGGAATCTTTGCAGAAGCGGCTGCGACACCACTTGTCTTTATAGCTTTGGTCTGGCTCTCTACGGCTGCTGCACCGAATTTACTTCCGGCGGCAAGTACATTTACATATCGAGCGGCTTGATCAGCTCCATCCCCATACTGGTTTAATGCCAAGGTGACGGCATCTACCGCATCCGTAAGTTTCATGCCACTGGCAGAGGCGAGGATGAGCGTTTGCTCCGTCACTTCTGCTAAAGCCTCTTTATTTGCTAGCAATTCGGGTTTAGCGGAACCTACTAATTTATAAGCTTCCAGTATCTCATCAGCGGATTGGCGTATGCGGATACCTTCTTCGGTAACTGTAGTGGAAAGACGTTTTGCTTGATCTGTAAGCCACTCTATACTTTCATCATCTAGGCCTGTAAGAGCTTTTACATCGGCCTTGCTTTCTTCCAGTTTATTGCGGGCTTCACGGAATTTGTTGAAAGTAAGAGTAATACCCGTAATGGCTGCCACTGCGGTACCAATGATTCCCATATATTTATTTACGAAATCTGTGGCACGTCCCCAGACCGAGGCTTGGCAACCGATCTCTACACGCATCTCTTGTTGGGCTAGTGCGGTTTCTTTGGAGATGCGTTTCAGCATTTCTAGTTTAGTGTTATATTCAGCGGTACCACGAGTTACTTTTTTCAGCTCCGTTGAAATTTTATTCTTTGTCTTTATTAAGTCATTATAAGTAGCTCCACTTAGGTTCTTCAATACTCTTTCCGTATCAGCGACCTCTTGCTTATACTTTTGCATCTTCTGGGTTTGGGCAGTCAACTCACGTTCTATTTTCTTAGCCGCCTTACTATTGCCTTCTCCCGCTGCTCGGAGATCGAGTAGCTTTTTCTCCAGTTCCCCGATTTTCGTCTCTAACTCCGATGCGCTAGTCATTGCGTCGGAGTTATCCAGATATATCTTGATGCTCCTGTTTAAATCTCCTGCCATATCCTAATCTTTATCTATGAAAATTCGTGATGCGTCGATTTGCATATCGGCGGCGTAGTCCGCTACGATGTCTGCCAGTTTGGGAAGATTCTTTTCGATGATGGGATCGAACCAACGGATCGGGTGGCGGTTGCCGGTTCCCATCAGGTAGAAAGAATCCGGGTTGGTCTTTTTCAGCTTCCCGTATTTGTCCGTCCATTTAGAGCCGCCCCGGAAACCACCTTGGCCCCGTCCGGCTCCCCTATGGATATAGATACCTTCACGGGCGAAACTGAATCCCACTCGTTCGGTCTCTCCTTTACTTTTGTAAATTCTGGGTTCTAGGGAGTCCGATAGGAACTCATCTTTCTGGACAAGCAAGGCGATATTCCCTTTCAAGTCTTGGATTATGTAGCCCATCCATTCCTTTACCTCAGAATTAAATTGTCTCAATTTCTCCTTATCCTGCCTACGTTCATACCGGGCGATCCGGCTGGTTGACTCTAGCGAGATCTCGAAGGGTAATCCTTCCCTCGCTCCGATTAGGGAGTTCTTGCGTTTAGGCGTGCGCATCTGCTCGCTCAATCTTTTCATGACTCCCATATCATACCCACATTGATTGGTCGATAGAGAAGGGGATAGGCTTTCTTAGGTTGAAGCCTAACATCACCCCATAGAAATTATCTCCCATGGGACCTATGCCCCGAAAGGTCATGCTGTTTAGCTCTAGGAACTGAAGCCCGTTACGTTCCTCGTTCCAGTCGAGCATCATCCGGCAGACGATCTGCATGAGAAGATCCTTGCATTCCGCTTTCGCAAAGTGAATCCCGTCGATATTCCCGGCCTCGCATTGCTTTAATAGGGCGATAAAATATTGTGGGATATTTACGAGGTTGTCATTGTTAAGCCAAGAGAAATCCGAGTTAAGCCCGTCGATGGCGACTAATACATGATCCCGGATAGAGGAGATACGTTCTTCCAGATCAGAGATTTCCTCTACCTCGTCGCTACGGAGGAAATGACATTCCCCGTCCGTATGACCGATAGCGGCTAGATGCCTAGCGATCCATTCCGAATACTCAAAGTGATTGTATATGTCCATAACATCCAATTTATAGACACAAAAAAAGCCCCCCGAAGGGAGCTTTTAAAGGACATATGAAAACTACTAATCACCTTTTATACCTACTGATATAATCAGTCAAGCGTTCAGCTTGCAATTTTGTTATCTTTGTAAATGAAATCTTCTTCTTAAGTGTCTCAAAACCAAATTCATCTATAAACTTACCAATTGAAACATTTAAAAACATAGAAGGCAAAGAAGACACACCTTCCATATCGATGGTAATCTTGTCCGAAGAATTCATATTCTCTCTGATTATATCATAGAGACTACTTCCTGCCATAGGAAAATCCTTTCCTTCCATCACGTCATAAAGTTTAATTGTACACATAGTATCCTCTTTTTATTTAGTTAAAAATCAAACTCGTCTAAAATTTCTTCTTCTTCCAAATTTCCTAAATATAATTCGAAATATATCAACGTCCCATTAAAATCAAAATCAATATTGTCAATTTTAACTTCATGCTTCTTTAATAAACGAGCTGTATTGCAAATTATTCTTACTGCATCAGCGCACGATAATATATTATCTAGGCCTTTTCCTTTATTATGAACCTTAGATCCAACTGTAAAATCAACCTCTATAGACTTTTTCAAAGCATCGCTATCTGATATTATAGTGGAATCAAAATTTCTGACAGATTTTGATATACCTTTCCCGAAATCACAAATAGCTACACGCAAGACTTCATCCTGTCCTTCATATTTAATAAATGAAAAAGCATTACCATTTGCATCAGCATGATCAAAAACATTATAAAATGCTTCTACTATGCTAAGCGAAATTATACTTAAGTCTTTACCTCTAAAGAAATTCTTTTTAAAATATTGTTCTACCTCTATTGCATATGCGTCTTTTTGATTCTCAACTATACGCCATAAATTAAATATATTATCACTTTCAGAATCCACATGATCTTTACTGTAATTCCAATACTCTCTAAATTTAAGATCTTCAAAAAACAGCTTCTCTATAGATTCATTTGATATCCGTATAGTATGTTCTTCTACATTAACTAAAAATTCAATCAAACATGCAATTGTAACAACATGAATAGGCTGAAATAATTCAGGAGACAATGTATCCTTAAAAACAAAAGTTATTTGTTTTTGATAATTTTCTTTTTTATATTCATTCCTGATAGTAGCGATTTGTCTCAGCCAATCCGCTCTTTTCAAAGAGTTAAAATATATGTTCGTATTATCCATGTTTTGAAGAACATTATTCATATATACAACAATTTTTATCTGCTGAATATTATCAGTTTCTATTTAAAAAAGCAAAATAAATAATAGCAAAACAATCAACACACCAGCTATAACCTTGCTTATATGGTTTTTGCTGTGACGCACTTCATTCAGAGCCGCACCGATCAGCATAACAAAACCTAATATAGCTACAAATGTCAGCATACTGCAAATATAATCATTCTTTTGGAAGAAGCAAGCGTAACAGCTCCTCCAATCTCATGGCGGCATGCATTCGTTCTTCTTTACTATATTGTCCGTTTACATCGGTAACGATGTCGAGTAGGCGCAGGGCTTCTTGGAGTTTCATTTCGGTTCCTCCTTTCCTTCAAACAAACATAATCTTTTTTTCAGAAAACTTAGAGCCGCAATAAGCGACAATGATTCTTTTTCAGAAAGTACACCCGGGGCATCATGCTCGCATGCAATGAAAGTGATAGCGCTGTCAATGGCCTTAACATCTTCTTCTAACCCACCTTTATCATTTTCCTGCCAATATCTGATCGCATCCAGCATTAGGTTTGATATACATATATCTTCCAGTCTAATCATTTGGGCCTCCTTTCTTCGCTGAGTTATAAACGAACCAAGCTACGATGACCAGTGGTAAGAACACTGGAGACAGCATAGCCAATAAAGCTACCGTGTACATTTTAGCCTCGTAAATGGATTTACAGGAGGCGATACCAAGAGGCAACAGGTTGTAGAACTTCTGGACGGTTGTCCAAGAAAAGAGATCATGTTCCCGGCTCCGGGAAGATGATACGGTTAATGAATTTGTTTTCATAACGTTGTGACTTTAGCGTATGGGCAGAAAAAAAGCGGCTGCCATTTCCACTCGCTAAAGTCACAACGTTACGTTCCCGAAGGTACGAAAATTGTAGGAAAGGCAACCGCCAATATTTTTATACAACAAAGTAAGGCATAAAAAAGCCCTGACTATCAAAAATATGTCCGAGCAATAACCGATGCTCAACGAGAACGACAAACGTTCGTGACTTTAGCTGATGCAAATATGGTAAAAGTTTTTGAGATGGCAATGCTAATTAAAAGAAATCTACCAATCTTCCTCCTCTGTTTTTAGCTGAGACACTCCATTGAATATGTTATTTTCAATCTGATATAGCCTATATAGCTGTTCTAGTAGGACTTGTGTTCTTACATTTATGTAATGGGCATCTGTTCGTTTACTTTTAGTAAGTCCTAGTCCATCGGAAACAAACGATGTTAAATAAAAATCCCTAGTCAAGTAAGTTTCTATAGGGGCTTCGGCTTCATTTAAATCTCCTTTCTCTACATAAATATCATATAAATCTATTTTGTACCTATTATCTCGTACTTGGATTTTCAATGTAAAATGTATCGGTACACTTCCTACATATTTACCCATTAACCCCATACTGAAAATTAAATAACCTTCAGTCATACCTTTGCAAACAAGGATACCTGTTTCTTTATCTTGCATTTGCAAAATATTTTTAGCACTAACGAAAACATCAACCAATGATTGATAGATATTGTCGTATAGTGTTCCTTTACCAAGCCCTTCAACTTGTCTGACGTAAGAAATAGTAAAACTTCCATCATCATTAAAAGGTACTGAAGACAATATTTCAATCATATCTTCCTTTTTTAATTTGGGTAACTTCTTATCTTCTATCTTCCTTTTTTCAAAGTTTGAATATTTTTGGTAGATAAATTCTTTAAATTCTTCTTGCGACATAGGATTTCTTACAATTTCGAAATCTTGTGCAAAAGCGTTTGTGCTAAGTAGTGTAACAAATAAGATACAGATTAGGTGTTTCATGTTTAATTTTGTATTGATTATTATGGATCGCAAGTAGGGAAAAGTTTTTGATATGGCAAAGAAACCAAGTATCTTTGTGGAAAAGAATTGCGATATGAATACAACAGATTACGATATCTATAAAATCAGACAAGAGCAGCTGTCGTTAAGCCGTCGTATCACTCGCATAGAAAATATGATACACGCAATCAGACCTACTCGATTAATCTACGTATTAGGTTTCCTATCGGGTTTCCTGCTAAACTATCTACTACGGCACCTGTTATAGCGGCCAAGACCCACCAAGCGAATTTAAACAAGGAGACCCAGCCGTTAGCCACGTCAAGTTTTAATTTTTTATCTTCCAGTTCTTCTTTATCTGCTGACTTTTGCAGATGTTTTTTCAATCCAATAGTAGCAATACTTTCTCCTTCATTGGTTAGTATCAGCCAATATTCATCCTTTCCCATATATTCGATCGCATGATACCGCTTCATCAGCGTCTCCTTCATATACTCATAATCCATCGTGTGATTATCATAGTCCGGAAGGCCATTATAAAATTGGTCTATATTACAGCGACCAGCATTTTGTTTCACCGTGGCAAGTATCTTATCCGCTATCTCGTATTGTTTTTCTGTAAACATTATCAAAAGAGAATAGCCTGTATTTCTGAGGGTGCATCCTCATACTCTACAGGCCATTAAAAAACCAATTGGCATATCTTTTCCGAAGGTCACCGCATGCACTCGGTTCTACTCGGTTTCTAATCTTTTCGTAAAGATGGGGAAAGTTTTTGGTAACACAATGCTTTCCACGTATTTTTGTGGAAAATGTTATTCCTATGAAATCAATAATCAATTATTTTCGCAAACGTAAAGAGGAACGTCTTCGTGAACGTTGTGTTAAGTATGCCATTAAAGCCCACGAAGGACGGGATAAAGGTTTTACTGTCAGCGATTCAGCCCAAGACATTGAATTGTATATAAAAGACGGTATGACATCCCAAGGAAAAAGGCATCAATAAGGTTTCTTATAAGGCAAAACAACAGGTAACTTGAACCTTATTCGGTTCGCCTCATTTCCATTGCTTCCTTCTTTGGTTGAAGCGCCTATACCTACTACACTGGCTAATACACCGATCTTTCCGCTATTTTCCTTTATTTCAGAGGTGCTGACTTGTAGATCAAACTCTACTGATGAAACAATAACACCTTCACTATTGTCTATCGTCTCAAAGTTTGTATTCTCTGCATAGCATGGATTTACCACTACTCCTTTATCTTTCAATTCATCATCTAATTCATAAACAGCTTCCGAAAGCTGGGTTATAGCGGATTTAATAAATTCTTTTAGTTCCATAAACAACAAAGCCCGCATTTCAGACCGGCCATGATCCTACTTTGCGGGCTCTTTCTTCAATGAAGTTTATCTTTTTCAAATATCTCGCATGGCCTCGATATATTTGATATCTAATCTTTTTGTAAAGATGGTGAAAGTTTTTGAGATGGCAAAGAAACCCGATCGTATTATATTGTTTTCGTAAGTATCATACCAAGTTCAATTTAGTAATCCGGCGGCTGATGTCTTTCAGCGCCATATCCAAAATAGCCAGTTCCTCCTGTGTGAATTTGCAAATTTTACCGTGCACGCTATTCCCGTTTAATCGTTGGTAGAACCAAGAGGATGATTTCCCGAAATAATCTTTGGCTAGATTAGAGACGGACAGGTATGGTAAAACGGGACCCAGTCGTTCACGAATAGTTAGCTGCTCCTTGATGTCCGCGATCTCTTTATGGATGTTTTCAAAGTCATTTTGCACACCTGCGGTAAGCAGTTCGGTTTCCTTTTCATCCATACTATCCAACAAATCGGTAATCTGTCGGTCTATGGTAGGGCGGTCATTCTCCGGGGACTTTTTCCAAAGTTCCTTTAGTTCAAAAAAACGCTTTACTTTATCCATATTATTCTGTTTTTTGAGTTACACATGAAAGGGAAACTCTCCCTCTGGCCTGGAGGGGGAGAACCTTTCTGGTCAATAATACTTTCCAAGTTCCTTAAGTTCTTTCTCAAGTCTCTTGATCTCTTTATCAACCACCGCTTTCATGAATTTGCTTCTCGAAGTCAGTTCATGATACTTGCGGAGATAAAAAAGGAGATCTTTTTCTGCCTCTTCTATCCGGGCTTTTAGCCCATCGTCACTATGCATAGAGCTCTTGTCTTAATGACATCACAAAGATAATAAAAATATTATCAATGGCAAACGTTTGGTAATATTTTTATTATCATAGTATCTGGATTGGAGATAATAACAAAACCGCTCCACCTTCACAGGCAAAGCGGCTGTCCATTACTAATCTAAAAATCTAATACCATGAAAAACACCTATTACTACATATCTTGTTTCTTTTTCTCCTCTTTTTCGATCGCTACTTCTAGGGTATAGAGAGCGTCGTATAAAAGGGATTGTTTTACCTGTTCTTTCTTGGTCACGTCTCCGCTGGCCATCTCATCCACGATGCGTTGTTGCGTGTCGAATATATCCAAAGGGGCTTCATTCCCTCCGGAGGAGAATACCCGGGAGAACTTTGCTTGTATGAAATTCATGCTACCTAGGTAGTACCAGAACATGACTGTCTTTACGATCGGCTCTACATTCCGGAACCAAGCCGGATCACCGTCCTCACGTATGGAGAATGAGCCGTCTTTCCAGATTATGGATAGGAAGTTATCCAATGCCTCGAATAAATCCTGTCTCATCCGCTGTTGCCAAGTCTGTAGCATGATGAACTGTCCGTAGCTGATATTGGTCAGGCCGTCTTCCGGGCCGTATAACTCGATATCTTTGTCTTTGTAGACGGGGAATGGGTTACGGGTTAAGCGGATATCCAGCTCGATCCCTTTTTCTGTCTCTTGGAATAAGAAATCAAAGATGGTGCTCAACGCCGCCAGTTGCTCGGCCGTGATCCATATACGATCTTTGGGAAGGGAAACGGCGTAACCGGTTCCATTGGCTTTCTGGTATCGCCGGATTCTCGCGGACAGGCAAAACAATAGCATCTTGACCTTGGCTTCTTGGGCCGTACTTTTCGAGTTCAAAATATTGGCGAGAAAGCAAAGCTGTTCCGCTGTCATCTCATCCCATGTGCCGGGCACGAGGTAATCGATATCTTTGATCGTTATTTTTCTCATAATACGAAAATATGTTTGTCCTTGGAATTAAAGTCGTTCTTGATAGGAGCGGGGAGGCCTAGTTCCGGGGCGTAAACTTTCATGTAATCCTCGATTACCGCTTCTAACGACGTTACCTGCTCGGCGTAGAAATTACCGTTGTCCGTGGGATCGGAATACAGCGGATAGATCACGGGTTTAAACTCCAGCTGGCCGGCCGCCGTACGTTGTACCCGGGTGGTTTGGCTGGTATGGAGCTTGGCTACGTACATGGCGAGCCATACCCGGATATAATCAATCAGCTTGATCCGGAGCGGATCATCCACGCCGGTTCTTAAGGTGTCTTTTAAGCTCTTGTCAAGAGTGGTCCCGATCCAGCGGCATAGCTTCATCTCCAGTGTATCGAGTAGGGGACGGAACTTTTCGAAGGTCAACCGGGAATAATCGATATTCACCTTACCGTAATCCTGAAACTCCCGGGCGGAATTAAGGTAGTGGTCGTTGGCTTGGTTCTTGTAATAGCGGCTTTCTTTCCATTCCGGATAGTCGTTCTCGTGGCTTCCGAGATGCTCCAGTAGCTTATCCAAGTTATTCCATCCCCGTTCCTGCATGCTCTCTTCCGATCGGGCGATCTTTTGGTCGCTGGCTACGGTGAACTTATCGTTCCGGCCTACCGTATGCCCGCTGTCACCGATCAAGACCCCTAGCTCCGGACTGGCTATCGCCACGGCCAATGGTCCCAGTGTCCGGCTGGCGAGCGTCTTGATCGTAAGGATATCTTCCGTTAACGGCTCTCGATACAGCCGATCGACCAAGGCTTCCCCGAGGTAGGGGACGATATATCGATCGAAAGCGTCTTGAAGATAAGGCTCCAATATCTCGAACTTAAATGAGGCGTTTACCTTGACGGTATGCCTCAAATCATCTATCGTTTGTAGGAATGGCTGTGTCATGATTATACTTTTTCGTTACCGATACTCTTTTCCGATCCCGTGTTCTTATCGAGTGTCGTTAGCATGATATTGGGTATCACGAACTCGATGTCTTTTCCCCATCCGTTGATCTCCCGGGCTAGGTATAGCGGGAGAACCATCATGTCCCGGAGCGGCTTGAACAGTACTTGGGCGATAATGAATAACTCCCGGGCCTCGGTACCGTTGATGTTCTTCGATTTCCCGGGCGACGCTCCTTTCAAGGACGGATGTACGCCCATCGTGTTACAGATCACGTTTGTCGCTTCCTCCGAGTCCTCGATATACTCACCGCCCTTGATAAATGATTCCAAGGGCTTGATGATGATATCGCTCTCCTCGTATTTATTGATCTGATCATACCGGAAATGGGATACGAAGCTCTTGCCGGCGTTCTCCTCTCCGGAAAGGAAGTCGTTCAGTTGTTGTAGGAAAGCGTTCTTGCGCTCGTTCCGTTTCTTCTTGTCATCCTTGGGGATACCTTCCGAGTCGTAAAGCTTGTCCCAAAATTTCATGTTGATGGAGACGTGATATTTCAAGACCATCTGGTTTTTCAGCAACGCCTTCTTGAATTTCGGGATGGCGCAACTGAACTCGTACCAATCGAGGAAGATGGACCACCAATAAGGGCGGTTGTAATAAAAACGCCCCGGTACCGGCATATTGAGGCTTAACGTATAGCCATTCTCTTCCTCGTCCTTTTTCTCTCCGGTCTCCGGATCGGGTACGAGCCCGGTACGAACCTTGAGATCGTAAAGCGGGCTTCGGCGGTCTAGCAATCTCGTTACGATCACGTCGTCCGGAAATGACTCCTCTCCCCATTGCGAGGAATAACCATGATACTCGATGCGTTTCGTCTTCTCGTCTTGCTCGCTGATCCGGGAAAAGCACATCTCCCGGTGCCAGATCTGGACTACCTTCGGTTTCTCTCCGGCCTTCCGTTTGCCAAAAGCCAGATAGACGAAAGAGTCGGAGAATACGACCAGATCGTTGGCCAGCTCGGACATTACCCGTAAGTAGTTGCTGTCCGATATGAACTGGAATATCTCCGGAGCCTCTTCCGGGGTAAGTTCCTCCAGCTCGATCTTTTGGGTCTCCGGATTCTTCACCCTCCGGCAGACCATCAACCCATCGCCGTAGGCCATGTTCGCCTTGAACTCGATATTGCTGCCTACGATGGTGTTGTCGGCGATCTTTTTCATGATCCTTACGGGCAACTTGTCTTGGTGACCGAACGGGACAAACCTGACCTCTTTCTTGACGGAAGATCCTTTGGCCGGGGTAATGACCGTGGCCGTGAATTTTTTATCCTCCAGAAAACCTACGTCCTCGGTCATGACCACCGCCGCTTTCGCTCCGGGGAGGAAAGCGGTGTCACCCATTAGAAATACGTTCTTGCGTCCCATTATGCGTATATTTTTTTACCGTTAATCCGGATGATCATGCAACGGATGAACTTCCGTGGGAACCGTTCGCCCCGAATCCGGATGTTTACCGTGCTTCCCTTGGCGTGGATCGAGCTGAAGTAGGCTACCTCATAATTCTCGATCGAGCCGGGAGAGCCATTTCCCTCCCGGCTTTCATTCAACCGCACGTACGAGAACGAGAACATCTTGTATCGTCCCCGGTCATCCTTTTGCTGCATGACAGCCCAGACATCACTTTGTTTTATCCTTTTTTCCATATCTCCATCTTAAAAAGATTACCAAGGCCAGAACCATCGTTACGCCGAGCGCCCACCACCCGAGGGCGTTCTTGCCGACATCGGAGTTGAGTTCGGTATCTCCGGACCGCTCTTCCTCATGGCTGGCTTCCGACCGGGCGAAAACGCTCTCGTTCTCCTCTTTCTTTTGGCTTTCCGCTTCTTCTTTTCGCTCGTTCTCATGTTCCTCGCCTTCGAGTGTCGTTTCCGCCTTGACCGGGTATCGGCCGTTTTCGTCCGGCTGCCGCTCAAGGTCGAATTCCCTTCGTATGATCCGGATGTTTCTCCACCGATCTCGCACGGTGTTGGAACTGGCAAGCCGTACATCCATAGAGGTATCCAAGCTCTCCAATACCTGTCGCTCTTGATCTCTGTAATGGCTATGATCAGAAGCGCTACGACGCACGGAGCAGCTAGCGCAAAGAGCCACCATTCCGGCCAAGACACACAATCTCTTATAAAGTCCATATTCCATGATTCGCTATCCAAAAGGGAGTTCGCATAAACAATACCACTCTCACATCAGTTCCCAGCCGGCCTCGATATCTTCCATAGGGATACGCTCGCCGTTCTCCATGTAGCACATGGCATCCACTAGGGCGCACATCGTTCCCTTGTCCGACAGGTCTAGCCGGCAACAGTCCGGCATTTGCATCTCCCGGCATACCCATCGTACGTAAGCCGCCGTGTCATTCTCATCGCGGGGTGCCCATCGTTCTATCAGTTCCTTTATGGAATGTAGGTTATACGATCGCTGGTATTTTAGCAAGAGCTTCATCATGGCCCGTATCCCATGCGGTATATCCTTGAATTCCTCGAAAGCGTTGTCCTTTTTATCGGCTTTCGATACTTCTCCGGCCCAGTCGTTCCGCTCCGAGTTCCGGATATTACCGGGGTTGTTGTTTCGGATTCCCCTTGGTGTCGTTGTCATTTTTACAATCCTCCTTATCTAATTGGTTACTAATATTCTTTCCTAGCTTAGACTCGATCTCTCCTTTGAGCTGTAGTTTAAGCAGCTTTGGAAACATCATGTTCGGCCAGATAATCAATGCGCTACCCAGCATGCTCCACAGCTCGCACACACAGGCTAGGGTACATCCGGCCTTGGTGATTATGGCGTTATCTTGAGTGAATATCCGTTCCGTAACGAATACCACGAGCATGAAACTGAAATAGACGATCACCTTGGCGGGGGTATCTCTTCCGCTTTGTGATAGGAAGAATTTACCTTGCTTCTTTGCCGAGAACATCCCGAATAGCAAGTCGGCCGTAATAGCTACGCCCATAGCGGCGAAAGCGTATTTCACGGGCGAGATAAAATTCAATAAGAATATCATTCCGCTTATTATCCAGCCCCAAGAATGGTTCAATACCATCTGGAGCTTTATCAAGATCCTCTCTACGATCGGGCTAAATACCTGTGATATCATCTCCAAACATTTTTCACAAAGATGCTCGTAATCATACCTTCGGAAAAGGACATGAAAAAGCCCCGCGAGGATTTCTCCGGGCGGGGCTTGATTGATATTATTCTTCCGGCAATAGTAGCCGGAGTAGTTCTTCTAGCCGCATGGCGGCACGTATTCGTTCTTGTTTGCTGTATTGCTCGTTTACATCGGTCACGATGTCGAGTAGGCGAAGGGCTTCTTGGAGTGTCATATGGCTTTACCCCCTTTTATAATAGTGAAAATGGTCATATCTCCTATGCGAATAGGTATTCCGCACTCAGATAGCTTACCTTTTAACCAACCTATTTTTTCACAGGCGGCATCATGTTTTCTTTTTGTTTCTTTGATTTCCATTTCCAATTCAGCGATTATCCGGTGGGCTTCCTCTAATGTTTTAATAGTTCTCATTGCTCACCTCCTTTCCCGAGGAACTCCCCGATCAAGTTATATATATCCGTAAGTTGCTCTTCTGTTATATCGCTCATGCGGTACTCATTACAGTCAATGCAATAAAGAACTTCTTCTTTCTTGCCGGGGGATTTCACCCGTATTTGTTCTATGTAAGGGCTTGCTTTCATGACCGGCCTCCTTTCTTCGCTGAGCAGTACACGAACCAAGCCACTCCAATCAGCGGTAAGAACGCCGGAGACAGCATTGTTAATAAAGCTACCGTGTACATCTTTGCCTCGTGAATGGATTTACAGGGCGTGATACCAAGAGGTAACAAGTTGTAGAACTTCTGGACGGTGATCCAAGAAAAGAAACTCGTTTCGTGAGTGGACGTTGATTGTAGGGTACTATTATTCCCCGGCAAACAAATGTTTTCGTGTTTGGACATAACTAACATTGTTTGTTTGGGGCAGGAAAAACAAAAAACGGTCTCGCCTGTCCCTTTGTCCTACACCACGAAAGGCAGTTATGGCCATTAAGCCATATCAAGGCTCACCCGATAAATCAGGGGGAAAATTCTTTAATTCTATAGAAAATTTGCACCTTTGTACCATGAACAATCAAGG